ATGTATTTGTCGGGATCGGCATCGACTTTCAACGATAAAATCTCTTCCGGCTTTTTGGCATCCATTTCTTCTTTGTATTTCGGATTGCGGCCAAGGGAAAAAGAAGCCCCAGCTCTGAAATCATCACCTTTATTGACCGCACAACCTCCGCCGTTCCAATCAAATGTGCAACGATTTAAAACAAAATTATTCCAATCCAATTAAGCAACTTTAGCCAAAGGCAGGCGAAGCATCGCACTTTGCGGGCGAAGCCGCAAACAGCCGAGAAGCGCGGGGGGGGATTGGCGATAAGCGCGAGGGGGTGTCCCCACAGCGCTGCCGCGCCGCGAATGCGGAGCAATCTTTCAGATTAAGAAACATTTGTTTAATGAGGCAAACGTGCCTTTTAAGAAAGGGAGAGCAAATGAAATTGTTGGCCGCATTGATTCCGCTCTTGATGAGCGTCGCAGGCCGTATATTGACTGCATTAGGCTTGATGGCTGTTACCTATGCGGGTGTAGATAGATTGGCAGCCCATTTTCAACAGGCGATAACCCATAGCATAACGGGCGCGCCTCAAGCAATGTTACAGCTTTTCTATATAAGCGGCGGTGGTACTGTTCTAAACATTCTTTTCGGCGCAATCGCCTTTATTCTGTCCTTTAAACAAATGACAAAACTCGCAACCTCAATCGGGAAGAAAAAATAAATGGCAGAAATCTGTTTGATAACCGGCACGCCCGGTTCAGGGAAAACATTAAAAATGGTTTCCATGATGGCAAACGATGAAATGTTTAAGCCAGATGAAAACGGCGTACGCCGTAAAGTATTTACGAACATCAAAGGTTTGAAGATACCGCACACCCACATAGAAACAGACGCAAAGAAGCTGCCGAAATCAACCGATGAACAGCTTTCGGCGCATGATATGTATGAATGGATCAAGAAGCCTGAAAACGTCGGCGCAATCGTTATTGTCGATGAGGCGCAAGACGTATGGCCCGCACGCTCCGCAGGTTCGAAAATCCCCGAAAACGTCCAATGGCTGAACACACACAGGCATCAGGGCATAGATATATTTGTATTGACACAAGGTCCTAAACTCTTAGATCAGAACTTGCGAACATTGGTTAAAAGACATTACCACATTGCGGCCAACAAAATGGGTTTGCGTACCCTGCTTGAATGGAAAGTATGCGCGGATGACCCGGTAAAAATGGCATCAAGTGCATTTTCCAGTATCTACACACTGGATAAAAAAGTTTATGACTTGTACGAATCCGCAGAAATTCACACGGTAAACAAAGTCAAGCGTTCAAAATGGTTTTATGCATTGCCCGTCATCATATTATTGATTCCGCTATTTGTCGGTTTGTCTTACAAAATGTTGGGCAGTTACGGAAAAAAACAGGAAGAACCCGCAGCACAAGAATCGGCGGCAACAGAACAGCAGGCAGTACTTCCGGATAAAACAGAAGGAGAATCGGTGAATAACGGAAACCTTACGGCAGATATGTTTGTTCCGACATTGCCCGAAAAACCCGAAAGCAAGCCGATTTATAACGGTGTAAGGCAGGTAAGGACCTTTGAATATATAGCAGGCTGTATAGAAGGCGGAAGAACCGGATGCACCTGCTATTCGCATCAAGGGACGGCATTGAAAGAAGTGACGGAGTTGATGTGCAAGGACTATGTAAAAAACGGCTTGCCGTTTAACCCATACAAAGAAGAAAGCCAAGGGCAGGAAGTTCAGCAAAGCGCGCAGCAACATTCGGACAGGGCGCAAGTTGCCACCTTGGGCGGAAAACCGCAGCAGAACCTAATGTACGACAATTGGGAAGAACGCGGGAAACCGTTTGAAGGAATCGGCGGGGGCGTGGTCGGATCGGCAAACTGAAGAAAACGGCAACAGAGAAAAAAGACCCGTAAACCGTTTGAATATAGACGGCTTACGGGTCTTTGTTTCGCGCAAAGCAAGGGCTAAGGCAGTCAGGCAGCAAATCCCGCAATGTATTAAAACAGACGCGTAGAAATGCCGGCTGCCTTTATCCATCCTCAAAATTGAATATCATCCTAGCCGTATCAAGGCTGTATAAATAAGGAAAATACCAATGAATATAATCGGGTCGGACATCTCAAAGGACACCATAGACGCAACATTGCATAAAACAAACGGAAGTATCCATTACATTAAATTTAAGAATAATGATGATGGATTAAAACAGTTTAGATTGTGGATAAAGGGAAACAGAATCAGAAAAGTCTATATCGGCATGGAGGCAACAGGCATCTATTACGAAAAGGCAGCAGATATGCTTTCTTCCTACTATACCGTTTACGTTATCAATCCCTTAAAAATCAAGGACTACGGAAAAAGCAGGTTTAACCGCACCAAAACCGACAAAGCAGATTCAAACCTGATAGCAGATTACATAAAAAGGCATCAAGATACATTGATACCGTATCAGATACCCAAAAACAAAGCACTGCAAAAACTGATTAATCTTAAAAACCAATTACAGCAACAGCAGAAGCAAATTAAAAACCGTCTTCATAGCACTGAAGAAGACTTCATAAGGAACATACATCAAGACTTGATAGATACCATACAGGACAAGATGGAACAGGTAAAAAATAGCCATATCCGAACAAATCAAAAAACAAACGGACAATAACCATTACCGCAATCTTCAAACCATCCCGAGCATAGGCAAAGACACCGCATCAGTTCTTTATGCGCAACTGACAGAAAAACATTTTAAAACCGCAAACCAATTTGTATCCTATGCCGGATTAAGTCCCGCCATCATACAATCAGGGACAAGCGTAAGAGGTCGGGGCAGATTGAGCCGATACGGAAACAGACGATTAAAAAGTACGCTGTATATGCCCGCCCTTTGTGCTTACCGTTTTAACGCATTTCCGAAATTAATAAATAATCTGAAAAAAGCGGGTAAGCCAAAGATGGTAATTATCGTTGCCATCATGCGCAAACTGGCGAAGCCCGCCTATTACATTGTTAAAACCGGGCAGCCTTACGATGCGGAAAGACACTGATTGAATCAATAAAATTCAATAAAATTAAACAGTTATGCAAATATATCTTTGTAACCGTGCATTTGCATATCGTAAATAAACGTAAATAAAAATAACAATATAAATCAGCATGTTGCAACTTTGTTTTTTATTTTGTGTTGACGGGCAACATATCATCTGCGCGGAAAGTTACCGTATCGGCAAACGCGACTGAAAAAGACAGCGTGTTCGGCGATGCGGTGCACATTGTGATTGCGACTTAAAACATAGAACGAGTTGCCAACCCAAAGTTTACATCTCGTCTTTTACCGAAAGGATTAAAAATGACAGAATTACCGTGGATAGCCGAAGCGAGAAGGCACATCGGTTTGAAAGAAATTCCCGGCGCGAAACACAATCCGACGATTGTGCAATGGCTCAAAGAGACGGGCGGCTTCCCCGGCGCGGCAAAGTCTTGGTATTTTGAAGACGAAACGCCGTGGTGCGGCCTGTTTGTCGGACACTGCCTGGGCAAAGCGGGACGCGCGGTCATCAGGGACTGGTATCGCGCCAAAGCCTGGTCAATGTCGGGTTTGACGAAACTCGAAGCCCCCGCATACGGCTGCATCGCGGTCAAACCGCGCCGGGGCGGCGGACACGTGTTCTTCGTTGTCGGCAAAGACGCGGAAGGCAGAATCTTGGGCTTGGGCGGCAATCAGGGCAATATGGTATCCATCATCCCGTTTGACCCTGCGGACATTGACGGCTATTTCTGGCCGTCCAAGCTGATTGGCGGCAAACCTGTGCCTTCGTCCCCCGCCGAAGGGCGTTACCGGTTGACTGCCGCCGCCGCCACCGGCGCGCAAGGCGCGGGAGAGGCGTAATGATGAATCCTACCGAGTTTCTGAAAGCGCGTATCGCCGAATGGGAAGCCAAAAGCAAAGAGGCGGGCGGAAACGCCGATTTTAAAGCTTTTGAGTTTGCCGAAAGCGAAATCAAAAACTACAAAGCGATGTTGAAAACTTATGAACGGCCTGATTAAAAACCCGAAGCTGATTGCGGTGTCGGTTTGCGCCGTGTTCGTTGCCGGCGCGTGGCAATACGACCGCGCCGCGCAATACCGTCGCGGATACGGTGCGGCGGTGTCGGAGGTTTCGGAACGCCTCAAAGCCGCCGCGGTCGAACACGCCGAACACGCCCGCAAATCGTCCGCCGCGTATCAGGCGCAAAAGGCGGCGCGTGAGGAAAAAGAAAGGGTGCGCTATGTGCAAACGCTTAAAATCATTGAAAAACCTGTGTACCGCAATGCCTGTTTTGATGCTGACGGCGTGCGCGAACTCAACGCCGCCGTTGACGACGGCGGTTAAGCCGCCCGCCGATTTGGTGCGGCCCTGCCCGAAACTGCCGCACCTTGAAGGGAACACGGGCGCGGACGTGCTGCCGTGGGCCCTGAAGGCGGCCGGTATGTATAACGACTGCAGGGCGCGGCACGGCGCGCTGGTACGGGCGTTGGGCGCGGATTGAGTTGTCAACCGGAAGTTTGCAACCGAACCGTCGGTTCGGGGTTGGCGGCCGCATCGGGGGAAGTGTCGGCATTCCCCCCGATTTTTTACATATCGGGCGGACGCGGCAAATTTTTGCCGTTTTGTTTGCGCGAAGGGGGCGTTATACAAAATTAT